AGTACGCCACGCGCCGACCGATCGCGTCGAACTCAATACCGTGGATGATGCGGCCGCCGTTCGGCAACGTGACGCCCGTGCGAGAGGTGTCGATGTAATCCGGCTCGAGGAGTTGCAGTTGAATCGGCAGCGGGAGCCCGTCATCGACGAGTCGGAATCGGCGACGGACCAGCACCTCTCCAGATTCAACGATGCCGCGCATCGCGAGTTTTTGGAGGCCATAGAAATCGTGACGGCCGTCCGCGTCGCACGCGGTCGTGCCGGCCCATTCCTTCCAACTGTCAGCGGCGCCCTGATTCTTCTTCGCCGGCTTCGCGAGAATTCCCCACCCGACCACCTGGTTCGCGATCGTGCCGAGCGCGCGGGTCGCGTGCGCGTTATTCCTGACCAGATCTCGCGCATGGTCGCGCAGGCTGGCGAGGCTTGCCCCGGCTGCCGCATTCGCATCGCCTGACGTCCGACGCCAGCCCTGCGTGCGCCGCCCCGTCGACGCCGCCTCATAGTGGCGCTGGAGCAGTTCGGTTGCGACACGGGCCCGAATGCGCCGCAGGCCACGCTGCGGTGAGAAATACCCCACCGCACGATCGATCCAGGTTGAAGGAGTCATACGCCTTTACTCGTGGCCGCGAGCCTCGTCCGCGAGCCCGTGGTTGAGGCCGCGACCGTGACATCGGCCTGCATCGCCGTGAGCAGCTTAAGCATCTCGTCGACCGAATGGAACGTGATCGTCTGGTCGGTGAAGGTAAGTGTCTTTGCTCCGCGCCCGTCGGCGATTGCTTGCTTCAGGTTGTCGACGTCCTGCTGGGTGAAAGGCATTAAGCACACCTCGAGGCCGGCATGTTCGGCCACCAGCGGTTCTTGTTAGCACGCCCGCGAGCTCGGTCACGTTCTAGATTCCGGTCGCGCCATGCCATGAATCTTTTCCGGATTGCGCTCACGATACCGACGTCCCTGCACCTTTACTTTTTCCGGGTTAGCAGCGCGCCACGCCTTAAGACTCTTCGCGCACTTCGCCCTGTTCCGTGCGATATATCGACGCTTGTTCGCGCGGATCCGCTGCTGACGCTCATCCTCGCTGTGTGCCTTCGGCGCCAACGGCATTACCGGCCTCCCCTCAACCACCCGCCTGGCCGCTGTTGAATCCATCCGGGCTTGAGCTTCTTCGGTGCCGCCGACGCGGCAGCCGTAGGTGTCGTCCCTGGGCGCTCGACCGGCGGCGCTTCCTCGCGCCGAGCGATGCCTCTCCGATCCTCAAGCTTGCGCCAGTCCGACTCATGGAACCGATCGAGGCCCGCGAGCGCAGCCGCGCAGCGGCCGTAGATCCTCGCGTCGAGCACGTGGTTCTGGCGCCCTGGGATCTGCTCCCACTGCATGCGGATGTAGCCGCGACGCGACTTGTGCGACACGAGCTGCTCGGCCGTCAGCTGCTTGAAGTACTCCTCCCCGTATTCAGGGAAGTGACAGAACCCGTCCGGCTCTGACCCGTCCTCTCGGCGTTCGAGCCGCAGCCATCCAAAGAGCTCGTTTTTCCCGATCGCGCCGCAGACTGGCCACAACCGACCGCCGTTCTTCAGCTTCTTGCCGCGGACCGTGACCTCGACGGCCGTCGGCGACATCACCAGCGCGCTGCCGTGGTCCTGGCCCTTGATCGCGACGACTCGGCTCAGTGGATACTTCCGCGTCCAGCTGACCACGGTATTCTGGTTGTAACCGGCATCGACCGCCATCATCAGGATCGACAGCTCGAGTCCGCTCTCATGGGCGTAGCGGCGATTCAGCAGCGCATCAACTTGCGGCCACGGGCCCTCGTCGATGTCGGCGGTGTCCCCAGGGATCTCGCCGTAATCGATCGACCAGGAGCGCTTCCCGCGGCCCCACCCGATGACCTCATAGACGAGGCGATCCTTCTGCACGTCCACCCCGGCCGTGAGCACCAGCGCGCCCATTGGCACGGTCCCGATACGGTAGTTCTCCCGCCGACGCTGCACGGTTTCCCACTCGGGCGCATCGCCGCGCGACGTCCAGACCTCCCCGAGCACGGTGTTGATGAACACCCGGAACTTCTCCGGGTCGCGGTGGGTGTCCTCGAACGCTTTCGCGATGTCGCCCCAGGACATCCAGCCGACCGGCGCATAGAGCGCGTTCAGGTGATACCCGCGCACCTTCCCGCCGGCCCGCTCCGGCACCTCGGCCCGCCATTCACCGGCCGCCAACATCTGCGCCTTTTGGTGGTTCCGGATGTGGAACAGGCAGGCACGGCACTCGTAGACCGCCTGTTCCGGCGGCAGTCCCAGCTGCGTCCAGCGGAGCTGCGCGAACACCAGTGGCTGCATCTCGCCGCAGTCCGGACAGGGCACGTAGAACCGGCGCTGGTCCGACACGTCATACGCGTGCTCGATCGCCGACCGCCCGGCAATCGTCGGCGTCGAGACCTTCATCCGCTTCTTTCGGGCAAACGTCCGCTGCCTGACTTCGACCAGGCCGATCGGTGACCCTTCCTCGTCGACATCGACCGGATACCCGTCGACTTCGTCCAAGAGCGCGTATTGCGCCGGCATCGACCGGAGCCCGACGGCGCTGTTGGCGCCGGTGATGATCAACTGCCCGCCAGGGAACTCCTTACTGAGCACGGTATTCCCACTGTCGCGTGACCGGGCCGGCGGCACGCGTTCGGCCAGGCGCGGCGTGTCGGTCAGCAACGGGTCGAGCCGCTGGCGGCTGAAACGCTTCGCGAGCTCTACCGTCGGCTGCACGAGGATGACCGGGCCGGGGCAATGGTCAATCGCGTAGCCCAGCGCGTTCAAAATCGCTTCGCTTCCGCCGACCTGGGCGGCCTTCATCAAGACGACCTCTTCGACTGGTGACGCCGACGAGAAACAATCCATCAGTTCACGCAGATACGGTGTCCGGGATGTGCGCCATGGCCCTGGCTCGGCGCTCGACTTCTTCGGCAGCTTCCGGTGCGCGTCGGCCCACTGCGAGACGGTCAGCAAGACGTCGGGCCGGATGCCATCCGCGTGCGCCTGGCGAATCGCCTCGATCGCGCTAGGCACTGGCCACCTCGAGGATCGTGTCGGCGGCGATGTTCAACGCTTCCCGGAGCGCCGCGTCAAGGATGATGAACACCCGCGTCGGGTCGGTCTCGGCCGCGAGCTCCGCCGCGAGCCGCGGCGTGACGTTCAGGACCGCTTCCCGAATGGCGCGCTCGGATTCGAAGGCCACCTTCGTCGCCTTCTCGACCTCGACTATCCGGCCCTCCTTCAAGTCGTTGGCCAGGCGGTCCCGACGGGCCCGCTCGAGCGTCGCCAGCATCTGCGCGTCGTTCAGCGTAGCGGCCGAAATGACGCGCCCTGGCGCCGGTGCCGCGGACTCTGACGGTGCGGACTCTGGCGCGGACCCTCCAGTCCGCGTTTGGCGGCACGCATTCTCCCGGAGCTCCACGATCGCCAGCTCCATGTCGGCGATGAACGGCTTGCCCTTCTCGTCTCGGCCGATGGACTTCTTGAGCCGGCCCGAGGCGATAGCCTTCCGGATCACCTTGTCGCTCACGCCTCGCTGGCGGGCCAACTCCCGAAGGGAGCACGACTTAGGCGCGCTCACCGACCCCCCTCTGCGGACCCGTGTGCGAGTCTGGAACTAGATGGTTCTTGCGCCGCGCTGACCCGCTCTATGAAAAGTTCTGAGGGGAAACTAAGCCACCCCCCACCCCCAACCTCTCGGTTGCCTTTCGAAATATTGCAGCGCGAGTGAGCGAGTTGGAGATTGTGCGACTCGTGCTGTCCTCCTTTTGAGATAGGGACGATGTGGTCGATCGTCGCTGACATCGGGTGCGGATACCGGAGCGTTCGATCAACTGGCGCCTTGCAGATGCCACACATTCCGCTATCGCGGCGGTAGAGTTGCGCCACTGGTACGACTGTTGGGTTCAGGCCCTTAAGCCTCAGTTTTCTACGCTTACTCTCGTACCGCTGGCGACAGACTGTTGAGCAGGCCACTTGCCTCGAGTTCACGCCTATAAACAACTCTCGACACCAGAGACACTCTCTCGGCGCTGGCGCTCTACGCGCTTTAGGTGTTGGAGGCTTAGGTGCAGCCTTACAACAGAACTTCCGAGCGTGACTGCCGTTCGCCCAGGGCCAGAACTCACTCCCACATCGTGGGCATGAGACCATCCGGCGCCTAGGTTGGCGGGCCACTCGTTGCCTGCTAGGCCATAGCGCCTGTCTTTCCCTGCGTCGTTTCACTGAACACGATTGGCAGAACTTTGCCTTTCCTCTGATCTCGCCTTCGCACCCGAGACACACGCGCGCGCCCTTTGCCGCACGCTTACGACACCGGGCCGCTTCGCTCGATGCGCGCTGACAACAATCCATCGAGCAGAAGCGGGTTTTTCGACCAATGTGGAATGGCTTACCACACTGGAGACAAAACCCCACGCTGGGCCCGGCAGTCGGGCGGATGCCTTTCGCGTGCGCTCTTCTCAGGCGTAAGAGGTGCTCGCGCTCAATTAAGGGCCTTATCCAAGCCCCAGCCTCCAGAGAAAGCGCCTGGGTCATCTCGACCATCACCGTCGCCCCAGCACGGCCAGCACGGCCAGCATGACGCCGACCGAGGCCACTATGCACCCGAGTCCGAACGCGGCGAGGCTCGCGCGCGCGTAGGTGACGCGCTCGAGCACGAACCCGACCGCCAGTAGAAGCACGGCGCAGAATGCGACCAGGAGCACGCCCAGCAGGAACGACGGGATAGCCGGAATACTGGTCTGCAATTAGTCCGCCCTCACGTGTACGCCGACTATGTCTTTCACGAACTCGCGCCGCACGACGACCGCCTCGGCGCCCTCTGGTGTGGCCGGCCCTGCGTTGTGGCAGAACACGATCACGTCGGCCGTCGCCGGGTCGATCTGCACGGCATACACCTCGCCGCCCAGGTCGAGCGCCGCCTTGAACGCTTCGTGCGAAAACCGAAAGCCGCCGCGATGATTCATCCTTGTGCTCACAGCCGGATGATCCATTCCTCGGCCTCGCCGCCGGGGAAGAACGCGACCTTTCCGAGCGCGTCGACCACGCGCCAGCGGACAAACAGCTTGCCGGCCACGAGGTCGTCGGCGTGAGGGTTGAATCGGACCCGGCTGACAGCGGCGTCTGCCCAATCCGTCGTACCGGCCTCCGTCACGACGTCGCCGTTCCTGTCCCTGAGTTCGAGGGTCACGGTCATCCCTGATGCATCGAAGGCCGCCGCGGCCCCCCTGGGCCCCTTCTTCAGAGTGCGATCAATTGGAACGGTGCGCCCCTGTACGTATGAGAAGACCGACATACGACCTACTCCTCCGTCTCGTACGTGTCGCCTGCGTCATCGGTATCAAACACGTCTCCCGCCTCCTCGGTAGTGGCGGCAGCGAACACCCCGAGAACCACCTCGACGGCCGTGCCGGAGAACACCTGCGTCGCGCTGATGTGCGCGCCCGCCGCCACCTGTGTGTTGCTGACCGTCCCGGTAAACAGTTGGGTCTGGGCGATGGACGCGCCGGCCACCGTGCCTAAGGTGGTGACCGTGCCAGGAAACAGCGAGGTCTGACTGACAGACGCGCCACTCACTGCGTAGGCTGGCGCACCGGCGAACAGGCTGGTCTGAGCGATCGTCGCACCGCTGACGGCGTACGTGGCCGTGGCCGCGCCTGGAAACACCGCCGTCTGGCTGACGTGCGCCCCTGTGACGGTGTCAGAGGGCGTGACGGTGCCGGCAAACAGCGCCGTCTGGGCAACCGACGATCCGCTGATGGCGTAGGCGGCGCTACCTGGGAACAGTTGCGTGGCGCTGATCGTGGCCCCGCTGACCGCGTAGGCCGCCGATCCAGCGAACAGGGCGGTCTGGCTAATCGACGCTCCAGCGACCCCGCCGTCGGCGGTCACGGTCCCAGCGAACAGGCTGGTTTGGCTGATGGAGGCCCCGGCGACCACAGAGGTCGCTGACCCGGCAAACAGGCTGGTTTGGCCGATCGACGCGCCCGCGATCGTGTCCGAGGTGGTGACCGTGCCAGGGAACAGGGTCGTCGCGCTGATCGAGGCCCCGTTGACCACGTAGGCCAGACTCGGCGCGAAGACCTGCGTCTGACTGATGTGCGCGCCCACCACCTGCTGCGTGGAGCTAACCGTCCCGGCGAACAACTGGGTCTGGCTGATTCGCGCCCCATAGACCACCGGGGCGTACAGGAGCGCCGCCCGCCGGTCCCGGCGCGGGTGCGTGACCCGCTGCTGCCAGAACCGCTGCTCCGGCTTCAGCTTGTGGCGCTTCTTTCGGATCGGTGTGTAGGTCGTTTCCGCGCCGCCAGCGACCGTGCCGGCAAACAGCTGGGTCTGGCTGATGGTGGCCCCCGCGGCTCCGACCGTGACGCTCCCTGCAAACAGTTGCGTCTGGCTGATGGTCTGGCCCGCCACGACATACGCGGCGGACCCCGCGAACAGCTGTGTCTGGCTAATCGAGGCCCCGGTGACCGCGCCGGTGGAGGAAACCGATCCCGCAAAGAGCGCGGACTGGCTGACCGTAGCCCCATCGACCACGTGCGCGGCGCTGCCGGCAAAGACCTGCGTCTGACTGATCGACGCGCCGTCGACGGGCTGGCCCGGAAAGCTGACCGTCCCCGCGAACAGGGCGGTTTGATTGATCGACGCGCCGTCGACCACAGCGATCGCGCTGCCGGCGTTGACGGTCGTCTGGGCGATGTGCGCGCCCTCGACCACGTGGCGCACGTCCCCGGCAAACAGGGTCGTGGCACTGATCGTCGCGCCCTCGATCGCGCTGGCGGCGACGACCAGCACGAACAGCCGCTTGACGGTGCGGCGTGACTTGAACGCGAGGCGCGGCGTCTCGAATAGACGTCTCATCGGCGGCGTCGGTAAAAGACGTTCTGTGCGCCGCCGCCGCCACCGCCGCCGCCAGCGCCAGGCTTGAACACCGCGATCGTTACGGCCTGCTCGCCCGTCGTGTCAAACGTCCATGTCGGATTGGCCGCTGCTGCCGTCGTTTGGATGAGATACGACACCCCGCCGCCACGCTCAGCGGTGCCGCTGTCATAGTCAATGTAGACCGGAGACGAGAAGCCCTCATCAATCACCGGCGAGTTCGGTTCCGTGCTCCACGCAATCGCCGTCACTAAAAGGCTATCGTTTTGATCGGGCGTGACCGACCCAGGCTGCGCAGTCGTTCCGCTCAGTCCGGCACCGCTTTCTTTGTTGAAAGGGCTGCTGGCATGCGAGCCGCTAAACGCCATGAACGTCACGACGGCATAGATGCTTGTGGCCGTATACGTCACGGTGTGTCCGGACCCGACCGAGGTGGGCACGGAATAATACATCCGCACCCTGCTGTACCCGCTTCGAATATAGGCCGTGAGAGGCGTCCAACTGTTGCTCTTGCTGTCACTGATCGTGCCAGGAGTTCCAGGTTCGTACTCGTGGACGACAGCAATCAGCAGGTCCGCTCCGGTGGTGTTGACCGATGGCGTGACCGGATCGGTCACGGCCTGAACCTGCTGGATCGAATCAACCAACGCGAACGCCATTTACTGGATCGCTCCCTTCCGCCACACACCGGCGTAATCCTGCGCGATGACCGCACCATCTGTTCCCACGGACGGATCAAACACGGTGTTCGTCCAGACCTCCGGACCCGTCCCTGAGGTACTCAACTGCGTAAAACTCCTCGCCACCGGGTCGTAGATCCAGACGCCGGATTGGCCGTCGTTGCTGTTCCGGTGGCTGGTCCGCACGTAGAGGTACTTGCCCTTCCAGCGCCCCCCGGTGATCGGCACCGTCAGCGACTCCAGCATGGTCGACGACTGGTTACTCGGCGCCCCCGTCGGGTTCTGGTTGGTCATGGTCTTCGACTCGACGTCGTATTCCCAAACCGTGTTCGACCACGTCCCGCTTTCGTCGAGGTTTTTAAAGATCAGTATCTTGTCAAGCGTGGCGTCGTAGAACACGTCCGCGTTGACAATCGAATTGCGCGGCGGCGAGGTCGCGGTCGCGTCGGCGTAGACTTCATCGGCCCAGGTGTTCGCCTGCGTGCAGCCCGCCGCGGACTGCGGAGCGGAGAGTGAGGACGCCGTCGGACAGTAGGCTTTAACGCTGATCGTCGCACCGCTGCCGCGCGTGCCGAACAGGAGCAGCACGTCGTGCGTCGGGTCGGCCGCCATCGAGGAGTTAGTGTCATGGGCGTCATCGGTCGCCGGGGTGAGCTTCGCCGTCGTGTTGTCGGTCGGGTCGGCGTTCAGCGCCATCTTTAGGACGTCGTTCGGGATGTCCCCACAGACCAAGCCGCCCGACTGCCAGTAGAACCCGCCCATGAGGGCGCTCCGGTGATCGGGGTGGCGATCCGATAGCCAGGGCTGCAGGTCCGAGCCGCTGCCGTCATCGACCCCGCCCGGCGTGTCCGCCGGATAGTTCGTGCAGGCATGGGAGGGGGACCCGGTGCCGCCGATGCGTGTGAACACGCCCGTGTTGGAGGCCAGCGCGAAGATGTCCGTCGAGTAGATCCCCGAGCCCGTGCTCCGCATCAGATACGCCAGCACCCGCCCCGAGACGGGGTCGTAGTGATGCTTGACCTGATTGAGCGGATTAGGCACGTCACCAGAGGTCGACATGGTGCTCCACGTCAGCGACGGCGCCCCATCCTCGACGCGCGGGTAGTAGGCCTTAACGCTGAAGTTCTCGAGGGTCAGGCCGGTGTCGCCGGTCGCCACCGTGGTCGACTGCTGGGAGCCCGCGGCCCCGGGGGTCGGGATCTCGCCGGACGCCGCGTTGGTCGCCGCGAACCAGTTGGTCTGCGTGGCCGGGTCGCCGATGAAGTCGAAGGTCCGCTCGTTGAACCCGATCCAGTCGACGATGGTTTTGTCCGACCACTTAATGCGGTAGGAGGTCGTCCCGTCGGGCACCGCCCACTGCAGGCGGTAGGTGCCGCTCCCGAGGTGGGTGAAGGTGTTGATGTAGACGTCCTGCAGCTCCACCGGGCTCGGGTCCTCGATGTTCGCGACCAGCGTGGAGATCTGGTAGTTCCCCAGCTCCGGCCAGCTCACCCCGGAGGCGGCGATCAGCTTCTGGACGGCGAGGGTGAATTGATCCAGCCAGTCGGTGTTCTGATCCACCAGCCACTGCGTGTAGTACAGCATCCACAGGGTCGCCCGCGCCGTGATCTCGTAGTTGCTGTCGTCGGGCGGGCAATCCGGATCGGGCACGTCGCCGTCGTTCGAGTTGTGGTCCAGCAGCACCCACGGGTGATACCCGTCCTCGTCCCACTGCCCGTCGCCGAACGCCTCCCAATTCTCCTCCAGCACCACCCGCGTGATCCCATACGCCAGATCGAGCGCCTCCCAATAGTCCGCCCAGGCCGCCCCTTTGGCCGCACGGAACTCCAGGATGCCGTGCGCCACGATGGCACTGAACAGGTCGCCGCTGTTGCGGTAGACCAGCCCGGTCGCCCCGCACCAGTTTCCCAGGCTCCCACCCGACCAGTGGGCGCCGCGCAGACGGCTGGTGCCGAACACGGAATCTTC